GCTCGCTCTAGGAGTCTCCTACAACCTTGTTGAATCCAGATTGCCTCAGCAGGATGCACGCAAATTAAGCGTGGACCCCTCGAGTCTTTCGGGACAGATACAAGACGGGCCTCTATAGGGCCGCCGACGAGTATTCTAGAGCTACGAGCCTCAGTAACATCCCACATCATGGGGATGCCTCTGAAGTATTCGTAGAATGGATAGTGCTCGTCAATAGTAGGATAGATAGTCCTAAAATCACCTTTCTCAGAGGGATTCCGGGGCGGATAAACCGCTCCTGGGCCATGAGAAGGGATGATAGAAGACCAGTCGATTCGGTATATTACCGATCCGACAATTTGTCGCGCGACTTGGAACATGACTTTGTTAGGAAGCCTATCAAAATAGGTATCCCACACTGCCAGATCCAGGTCAGTATTTTCGAAGGAAGCTTGCGCTTCTTTGATTTGTTCATCAGTTGATTCGAGTTCGATCTTATAGCAGAACAAGAGGAGCTGCCTCAGGTACTTAAGGTAAGTTCCGTCCATTGTGGACCAGAACTTTTCACTAAGTGGCGTAAGCCACTCAGGGAATACTGGCTGGAGGCCAGTGCCCTCAAGGAAGAGAAGCAACTCTTTATCAAGCTTAGGACCTTTGTTAAGGACCCACTCATCATCGATCGTATCGGGAGCGCCAAGTGGCACACCTGATAAATCTACGATGTCTGCTAGCAGGTTTCTATATGCGTTAATAACATATGAATGGGCAGTATAACCTAACCTGCCTGCTATTGTACTATTCATGTGGTACCTCTCTTTCGATAGGAATCACACGTACCGTTTCTCCTTCGAGACCATCGATGGTTAGGATAAGCAGCTCACTAAGTGAGTCTGTCACCCTACTAACCTCCTTAACAGGAAGGTAGCTACCAAGGAATGGAACGACGAGTCTCAGTTCGCCAGTGCTAAGCAACACGTTCCAGTTAGGAATAGATTCCTTACTGAACTTATCCACAGAAACAAGCCAATAACCTTGGCTAGCTATGAGGATGAGAAGTCCCGAAGAATCGGGAATTGAACGAATTGCGGCATTGACGATTTCTTCGCGAGTTAGTTTTAGTGTTTTCATTGTATATACTATGTTACATTAGGCTAGCTCGTGAGAGCGTACCCAATATTGGTTACGATAATAGCTTACTGTTCACCATTGGCCAAAATCTCATCCTTGAGATCCAGTCCGCTGGTGTTGGTTGAGCTATGCATGAGGTTGGTGAGCATCGCTTCGATCGCATTCGTGATCGTCGATGTAACCAACACGTCGTTTGGACGGGCCAGTACGGCATAATAACTAACAGGGCGAATAACCCCATCAGTCATCAGCATGTGGTAGTCCAAGCGGACGAGAGTCCGCCGACCCGCAACTTTCGTTTTGGAATCGACGTAATCTTGATGTTTAATCAAGAGCTCCGTGGGCAAAGTAGCCCCACGAGACGTTTCCCGACGCAAGGACCCGCTTTGATCTGAATAAATCAGATTAAAGGCAAGGCCACTGATGGTTAAGTTAGCATCCATATGTTTTACTTGTTAACTGACTTGTTCTAACGTTTTAGGTTCGCGGCTTTTTGAGCCACAAGCGCGGCAAGAATGCCAGCTTGAGTTTTTCCGAACCTACCGCTGGCACCTATCCTAATAGGAATAGGGTCAGCGAGTTTCCGGTGGTATTTTGACAATGCCACTTCAGCGATGACGTGTTCATCCTGACTATTCGTTTCGTTAACATCACGTTGTTGTTTAACAACTTGGTAATTAACTTCGTATTTGTCAGTGATGCACATATCAAGAACCTTCTTTCTACTGCCCGTAAGGGCATTATCGAGTCGGTTCAGGACGTCCCTCAAGTCGACAAACCAGTCAAGCACAAAAGAGAATGGAATTCTCTCCCATACGAAACTAGCTGGCCCAGTAGAGCCAAATCGAGAGGCAAGGTAATCGACCTTTTTGAAGAGGTCAGAAGTATCCTTACTCTCGCGATAGCCGCGCACAGTCGCAGTCCTGGAGGCGTTACCATCATAGGTAACGCGCCAAGGCTTAGACTGAAGAGGAATCGGCCCATATCCATTCGGTAACGGAGTGCCCAAACTACCTAAAGGTAGAAAGACACCACCCGTTTTGAAATGGACAGACACAGGTTTGCCAGCATTTGCGACATGACGAGCCATCTCCTTGGAGAATTTACCAAGATGATGGCCTATCTTGCGCATATCTGATATGAGCGGAGCAATACCAAACTTATAGAACAGATAACCACCAGACAGTATCGACGTATAGTTCCTCATAGAACTACTCGAAAATACTGTCCTAAGGTATTTCTGGTCTATTCGCGTAAGATTCATTTTCTTATAGCGACTCAGTTTGGAAGCCAATGAGGTAATAGACGCAGGTAGTTCTGGTGCTTCTACAACATTCAACAAGGAATCAACCTCGTTGGTAGAGTAAAAGCTGTTCAGAACATTGCGTATACATTGGTCCTCATCGACAGCGAACTGTACCGGGACATTCTCATGAACAATAAAATCGTTCATCTGCATGCCCCATTCATGCCACCACATGTTAGAACCACTACTTATAAAAGTATTAGTTCCTTGAACGAGCGTCGACGAGTTTATAGATATTCTCGTTAGATGCCGTTTCAGGTGTAACACGGGTTTGAAACGCCGGCCTTTGCCGGTGACGTCTGACATGTATTCAGATGACTGCGAAAGGATAACATCCTCACCAGCATTAACGGTATAGGTCCCATGACCTACCCATTCTTGCTGGAAGTTTGGTATCTGAGCAGTTATCGACGATGGAGTTCGCGTGCGTATTCGGTTTGGCATAATCAGTGTGAGCGCCACCAGGCG